TTGATTCGGTGCCTATTGCGCTACCGGAACCGGAACAGCCGCCTCTAGAATCTGACTCCATGCTCCCACCAAGCCTTCTACAGATGCCCGCAAACACGCCATTTCCACCCGGACAGGGACAACGTCTGGGGGGTACATGTCGCCCCCCTCTCCCCGATGGACGTCCTTGGAATCCTTGGCGGGTCTAAGGCTCTCAACCCAATACATATCAGATGTATTCCCCCGAGGGTGATCTTAGCCAGTCATACGGAGGACCCGATTCCACCGAAATAGCCGTGGGCGCCGAGCGTATTCTGAGAACGATGCAATCGGGCCAGCCCTTTTTTATTGGACGAAATGGGAGCACGGAACAGGCCGCCCTCAACTTCTGGTTCACTCTCCGCAAGTCGGGCAGGCCGTGGCCCACCGATATACGCAGAAATCTCTATATTGGCGCCGGAATCTGGCCGCCCACCGACGAGTCCCTAGACAAGTGGGCCCAGGAGTACATGAACGCCCTAGGACTCGTCGACGGTCTCGCGGCAGGGTGGTACAGGCCCTTCGCAAACGCAGAGGGCGCCCTGCTCGACTACGCTGCCCCCAACGCCTTTCGGACGCCGCTTAGATCTCTGGAGCCTTACTACACTCTTCCGAAATTCCGTTGGACGCGCCATTTGGCCAATAAGACCGTGGCGGTCGTGACGAGCTTCTCTGAGACGGTTGCGGAACAAACGAGCTCCCCTGATCGCATCTATTCCATCTGGAATAGTCTCAAAGAACCTGGTACTATTCTGCCCCTGACGACGACGTGGGTTCCGATTCGCGCCCACTTTCACCCAGAAGTCGCCATGGGAGATTCCACGGAGTGGCCGGCAGGAATCAATAACTGGGACGAAGCTGCTAACTATATTGTAGAGGGCGTGAAGGCGTCGGGAGCCACCGTGGCCCTTATTGGCTGCGGGGGGCTCGGAATGATTATTGGGGGGCGTCTGAAGCGCCTCGGTATCAGTGTCGTCGTCATGGGCGGGGCCCTGCAGGTCCTCTTCGGAATTAAGGGGCGGCGCTGGGAAACACACGATGTGATCTCCAAATTCTGGGGTCCGTCCTGGGTCTGGCCGAGTTATTCCGAGACTCCCCGCGGTTCGTTGAAGATAGAGGGCGGCTGCTATTGGAGACTGAGCGGCTCCGCGCCGTCCACTACTCCGCGATAATATAATCTAGCACCGTTCAGCACTTAAGTTGAAGGAACCCCCCCTAAAGGGAGAGTTCTTAACTTAAGTACTGAACGGAACTATGCGGATTCAGATTGTCTCCGATCTTCATCTTGAAACTCGCGAGAAAACCACGTTTGAAACGTTTCTGGAGAATAAATTGACGGATACGCTGGCCCTTTTAGGAGATATTTGTCCGATGGGGCACCCGAACCTACGGAAATTCATAGAGTGGTGTTCGGAGCGCTGGAAGACTGTGCTCTACGTTCCAGGAAAGTCCGAGTGCTTTTCGGAGCCATTTACGACGGTGGAGGCGTCAATTACAAGACTCCGGTCCATCTGTGCGCCATATAAGAACGTGCACGTCCTGTTTCGAGAGGCCTTTTACAGTGAGGACGGAGTTCTCGTACTCGGCTGTCCGTTCTGGAGTTTTTCTCCGAAGGCGGAGAAATTCGTTCAGAAGCTGCATCGGGAAGATTTGGACTGGATTAAGACCATGACGAAGCAGTACACGAACCGGTGTCTTGTGTTAAGTCATTTCGGTCCGGTCGAGTGGGTTCAGCATGAACACGGGCCGGAAGATCCGGCGGCTGCGCCCGTTTTCACGGAGACGGAACTGCTTCTACGAGAACCAATTGTCGTCTGGGCCTTCGGCCACTGTCATTCGTATATTGAATATATGAAGACGTGGAGTGTGGCGGGAGGAATTCCGCAGGCTGTGCTTCTGGCATGTAATGGTATGGGTCCACCGCGGGGGACGCTGTCTAGACCGCAGCTGGAAGATTTCCGACGGGATGCTATTATACGGATTACTGGAAAAATAATCGTATAAGAAAGTAGATGTCGGTTAATACAGTTAGAGATGATATGAGAAAAAGGGCAATACGTGCAATAGCTGCTGAGAAGGAGACTATAGAGAAGGCGCTTCCCGTTGCGGCAGATATGGGAAATGTTGAAACCACGAAAATGATTTTGAAGTTGGAAAGAATTATGAATTTACAGCGCTTTAGAGAAGTTCCCCCTGCTAGAGGACAAGGTGCAACGATATTTACAACAAAAAAGGCTAATATGGATATACCCGAATTTATACGTAGGGCTATTAATTATTCTCTTCCAACAAGTACATTGCTTCATATATTTAGTGGTCATAGCAGATACATCAATTATCTTCAAACATTAATTAATATTGGAGATGATATTAATGTTGTTGATGAACTCGGGCAAACCCCTCTGCATATAGCCAGTCGTTTCGGCAATGTTGAAGCAGTTAAGGCACTGCTCAAAGCTGGTGCAGATACGGGGATGAAGAATACAAGCTATAAATATAACGGGAGTCAGGGTCACACTGCATTAGATCTCGCAAATGAGCGTTTTATGGAAAGTTCAAACGAAAAAAAACGACCAGATTATACTGAGATTATTAGATTATTATCAAAATCTTCTAGTGATTTATTATCAAATTCTTCTAGTGGTTGTGGTCCTGGTGGCTGTTCGATTATGGGCGGTAGATCCAAGAGGACTAATCGTAGGCGTCTCCATAAAAGGAACAGGGGTACGTTAAAACACAAGAGGGTTCGATGAAGTACCGCAAAGTACTTAGCTTTAGTACATTCCGGTAAAGGGTCAACCTACTTCCTCGGAATATTAGGACGAATATCCCGATCAAACGCCCGCTCGAATCCTTGAATGGCCTTCAGGAAATTCGGCCCCGGCCGAAACGCTATCGGTCGCCGCTCGCGTATATAGGAAATCACCTCTTCCGTCTTCATTCCTTTTGTGGCAATAAGGAACATCGCAACGACCGCGGCGGAACGCTGCATTCCTGCCGCACAGTGCACAAGAATCGGGCCCTGCCTGTACTCATATATTACCTTGTAGACGACCTCAAAAGACATGAGTTCCATATTGCGAATTTCCTCGTCCTGCAAATTATCGTCCACCGGAAGACGGTATTTCCGTTTCACAGAGTGGGCGAACGGGAGGTTTTTCGTGCAATTGAAGACGGCGCCGATACCCTTTTCTTGGAGGAATTCCAGATCCTGTGAGGCGTTCGCGTTTCCGAGCCAGAGCCCGGGAAGAATTTCATTCGCTGGATCGGGTACGGGGGGCATTCTATATTAGGTTTCCCGCGGATTTGTCGTCATTTGGACGCTCTTTAAAAATATGGCGATATATAGTAGAGATATGGCATCAAAAACTCGTCGTAGACGCTCGCGTCGGCGTGTGGGGGGGTCGCGGGTACGAAGGAGAGCGGCAGCAGCGCCTGCCGTGATGGAGATGTACGACCGTACGGCGGAAGCGTACGCGCAGTATCTAAAAGAGCAGAAGGAGAGTAAGAGTGCTGAGAAATCTGGAAAACATAATAAGTCTCGGTCAAAGTCTCGCTCTCCTGAGAAATCCGAGTAATATATACGAAAGGGCTTCACTGTGACCCCACGTCCGTAACGGCATTCCAGAAGTCCCTCGGAAACTCTTTGGACTCCCCATCATGCCACTTTTCGCTCTCGGGCCTCCCGATCATCTTATAATAGGGATTGAAGTCCTTTGCCGAGTCGGAGTCGTGGAGATACTTCGTCATCAGAGAATACCCGGTCTCATATTCAAGTGGAATAATATCCAAAAAGGCGTGATTAGAGTCGCCCCAACTCTTTCCTTCATAGAGGCCGTGTAGCTTATCATAATGAGCTTTCGGAAAGTGGAAGATCGTATCCGTGATCATTGGATTCCCGTCGGGCGTCCGCATATTTAGGGTCCACATCACAAATGGAAACTGGACCGTATCCGTGCTCGGATCATATTCGTCTATGAACTTCTTTTTCAGGAAGAGATCAATACGGAGCACCATTAGCGCATCGTACGTATTCAGCGTATCGCCCAACATCTCTATAGAGTCCTTGATGAGCGCTCTCTGCGTGGCGAACTTCTTGGTATGGAATCGGGAGCCCTTCACATTCTCACCGTACCAGCCGAGTAGGTCGTTGTCGTACTGCGTCTTATAGCTGTCGATGTAGACGTCCACATTGTAGCCGGACGATTCAATGCTGCGCACGAGTTCCATATGGGTCATACAGGCCCCCTTCTGTTCTTCATAGGCCTCGGACATGCCGTCATTCCTGTTATGTTGATGGCCCTTTCGGAAGGCCTCGCCACGAATGATGAGGGCGAAGCGCTTTTCTACGCTAGGAGCGGCGGTACCCTCTTGGAATCCCTCTTGGACCTTTGAGCGGAAGTACAATACAAGTAAAATACATATGATGAATAATATAATATGCGAAGAATGTATCTTCTTCATATTATATTATGTGATTTTTTGCCTAGTCGTTATTAACTAGTCGTTATTAACTAGTCGTTATTAACTAGTTGGTAACTCCTAGTCGAAATCGCCCAGTCGTTACCAACTAGTCGTTACCGCCTAGTTGGTAACGCCTAGTCGTCCTTAATAAACGTCTGTGTGATCACCATCAGATTCTTCAAATGATATCCCAACGCAGCGAAGCCCGCCATCAAAAGGAGTTCATACGCCGGACGCCCCGTTTTCTTTCCGTAGTACCCAATCCATATGAGAAGAGGGGCAATAAGAGCCGCGTGGAACACGTTGATCCAGGCCGACGCCGACTTCGCCCAAATCCGAATGACCCCCTTTATTCCGTGGTAAACCAGTATGAGAATACCTAGACCGAACAGCACATGATAGAGCCACTCCGGAGTCGCCGCCCGCTGAAATCCCACAAAAAGAAACAGAGGAACCACGGCGATTATATGAAACAAGGCGAGTATCAGATGAGGATCCATATCTGTTATTGCCTGCGCAAAAGATGCGCGCTCAGCTGGCGCACAGTGGCTGCCGCGTGCTCCACTGCCCCTTCGGACCAACATTGGCGAGTACTGAAAGACTCACCGCAGATGAACCACCCTGGCCGCTCCTTTGGAAACGGGTGAATGGCCCGGCGACTTTCTACGTGCGGATCATAGGGTCCAGGCAGCCAATAGGTCACCCCCTTCGGCCACGGATAGGCCTTGACAAACAGGGGATCCGGAATAGTACGATCCCCGAACAATTTCCGAAGATCCTCCATAAGCATTTTTCCGAGTTTCTCCTCGCCCCCCTCTTCGTCCAAAATACGAATGAAAGGTTCCGCGTCCTCCGAGTCCGTATACGATATTTGCACGGACCCATTCCCGACATCCTGGGGAATGAGGAAACGCAGGGGCTGCGGCGTGACAATCTTCGGCAGATCGGCGAACCACTGTTTCCCGTCTGGGCCGGGAGGAAAGGCGGCGAACACGCGGAGAAGAGGTCTCATGGTAAGATGGCGGAGAATGTCCCATTTCCGGAAGGGACCCAGCCGTTTCAGCGCCTCCGACGGAAGTGCGAAGACCATGATCGGAGCCTCCAGAACCACGTCCGGACGACTCTCTCCTTCCGATGGCGCCCCCTTCTTGAATACGGCCCTCGTATTCTCGCGCATTTCCACGAGTTCGTGTTGGACGAGCAGCGTCCCGCCGCGCTTTTCGAAGTCTGCACGCATTCTCGCAATGAGTTCCGACAGGCCCTCCTTGCACACCACGTACTTCTCTTCCGGGCCGAATTCCCCTCGGAACACGGGAAGGCCCAAGTCGGCGCGCATCGTATTAAACTCGGCCCTATACGGATAGCGATCCAGAAATGCCTCCATGTCCGCCGGTTTCACGAACTGTTTGAGAAGTCCGCGAATCGTCGTCGTGGCCAGCACGGAGGCAGGAAGGCCCTCTAACGGTTCCAAATAGATCGCGCGGCACTCGTCGAACAGGGTCGGCTCCAAAGGGTGTGCCCCGGACTCCTTGTACAGCTGTTTACCTGATATGGGCACGGGCGTCAGCTTGTACTTTTTCATGAGATGCATCATGAGGGCGTGTTTCGTCGATATGCGCGCCCCGCCCTCTTCCCATTGATACGAGACGCCCTCGATGGTTCCCTTGTACGTGAATAGGCGCCCACCGATGAATTTGTACTTGTCGACGAGACAGATCCGCTTTCGTGGAAACTTTTTTACGAGTTCCAAGGCGGCATAGAGCCCTGCGATTCCAGCACCTATGATTATAATATCATACGTGTTTGAATCCATTTATTTATAGACCAGAAAATCACTTCGTTTCTGAGTCGAGCAACGTGCGAATATTCGCGATGATCAACTCCGTCTTGGTAGCACTGAACTTGCCCAGAATGACCTTATTCTTGATCACAAGAAATGTGGGAATACCGCTCACGTTGCAGTAGCCGGGCGTATAGTCATTCTGGTCCACGTCGCACTTCAGCCAATTCACATTGGGAAGCTCGGACTCCAGCTCGGCAGTGCGCACGGACCGGCAGGGACCGCACCACGTCGCCGTGAAGTATACGACGGTCACTGGGGGCAAAGGAAGGCTCTTGTCCTCCGGCTCGGCCCTGCCGATAAGCACCTCGAACTCCTCTTGGTTCATAAGGAACTTCATTATAATTCGTATTATGTTTTATTGTTTAGACCGTAGAGCCCCGAGAGCGATTCCTGCGAATGCGATGAAGCCCATGACGTACAGGACTATATTGTTCTCGCTGGTCTCTTTTGCTCCGCCGGCCTGGATCTTGTCGATGATCTGCGATAGAGGAGGGAGGGGCTTTCCGAGGCCGCCGCCGCCTGCGAGCAGTCCTGCCGCCGCCCCCGGCGCCCCCATCGTCGTACCGCCCGCCAAGAATGATCCAAACAGTGTCAACGCACCAAATCCGGCTATACTGGCACCTCCAATCGATACTCCATCTCCTACCTTTTTTACTAAGTCACTTTCTGGAAAGAGGCCAGCTAAGAATTGGCCGCTTACTCCTAATGAAGCACCTATGGTTGTCACAAGCGCCATACTGAAAAGGAATGATGGTCCAGGTGGAGATGACCATTTCGTAGACTCACCCCCTGGTATCACATCATTCCGAATGGTAATTGGTGACTGAAAGCCATTCGCCTCGAAGTGTTTCGTGTCAGCTGCTTGAAAAATATCGTACAAGAACCACGGGCCTCCGCTAACCGTCGCGAATTTCAGTAGCCACCCGTTGTACTGAAAAATGAAAGGTAAATAGGGTATCATCAATACGGTAAGCAAGTATGAGACGGCAGCTGATCCGGCTTTAAGAAACCCCAGTTCGTACTGTCCTACCGCAAAATGGTTTACTCCTGTTTGTCCTAGAAAAGGGATAAGGGCGAACATAAATAGCAGGGCACGTGCAGATCCACCCGTAACTTCCGTGCCCTTCAGGGAAAATTCGGAAAGTCTCCCTATAACTCTTTTAAGTCCCTCCGTAGACATTATTACTATCTACAAATATGTTTATATCTTGAATACAAGTCCGCCGAATCCGTTCACCACGCGCAGAATATTGTGATTCGTCGTATAGACGCGGATACTGGCATTTCCGCGGGCAGGAACGTAGCGTGGATCGGTCGTGGGCAACGGAGCACCGGAAGGGAGTGTGAGAGGGGGATCCGCCCGAAGAGCGATCTGTAGATTTATGGAGTCGATCCGACTCGCGTTCAACGAGCCGGACGGCTGTAATTCTTCCGGACGAAGAGCGAATGAATAGCAATAAATGAACGTGTCTGTCGGGACGTTGGTATGGTATTGGTACGGCTGGACGAGTCGGAAATATCCTCCGTCCCGAACTTCGAAGCGATCATAGCCGTCCAACTGTAGAATGGCCTGTTGTAACATGGCTATACTTTTATTGCCCGCCTCGTTCATAGAAACCGCGGAGAAGTTGAACCACTCATTCCAGGATGCCATACAATCCCGTTGTATGACCCACAGGAGCTCTCGGAGAGGGTGGTTGAAGTCGAGCGAAACCGTGGAGGTCGTCGTCTTGTCCGGAATGCTCACCTTTGTCGTGTACTGAATCTGTTCGATAAGATACTCATGTGAATTCGAGACGAATCGCCGACGCTCTTCCACATCCAGGTTGACATAGTCCCCATACATCCGAAGATCCGTAATGCGACTGGCAACGATGGGGGGCGGGTTTGCGCATGCTCCGGTGGTATCACATACATCGCCATACTTGACGATCAATTGTGAGAGGGGCCGGAGTTTTATGTTGATGCGAATAGGGTGGTACTGTAGGGCCAGCAGAGGGAGATACAATCCCGGATTCTTGTTGAACCAGAATTGGAGGGGAATATATAGCTTCACGGCCCCGAACTGATAAGTTGATCCGCCGATGGAAACGGAATTGTCCAGTATAGGCTGTGTATTCGGGGGAGGTATGCCATTCGCATAGTTATAGACCATGTCATTAAATCCGTTTTGAATGCCCGGTGGCATCGATAGTTTCGACCATATATGCATCCATTCCCCCGTCTGTTTGTCGATTTCCTGTTCCCCGATTTCAACGGACACCTCTTCAATGATGGCATGACCGAGATTGCTTATGTATGACGCCGTGTCATTCGTAGTATCAATGTTGACTGGCGGCGGGTTTCTGCCGAGGTTTACTTGTTCGCCGCTTTTGGGCGGGGGGTCGATGCCATCGAGGTGGTCAAAAAGACCAACCTGGGTAAGCGCTCGCCCCCCGCCGGCGTCGGCTTCATGAAGG